GCCACGCGGCAAGATGCATCATACCAGGCACCAGGCATAGACTTAACCATGATGCACCTCCTGCGTTTTCGGTAGACGCCCTGCGAGCCGCGCCAAATGCACGCGCTGGCGGATGTAGTTGCTACCTTTTCCCGTCATGGCCTTGATCTCGTCACGCGATCTGCCTTCAAGCTCCATGCGCTCGATGAGCTGGATGATCTCGCGGTCATGCTGGCGCTTCTGCATGGCCGTCACCCGGCCCATCAGCCTGATCTGCCTGTCCTGCGAGCCGATCAGCCGATCCTGCAGCGTCATGATCACGCCATCCTTGGCCTGGATAATCTGGTCGCGCGCGGCCAGATTATCCTTGAGGTGGCCGACCTCGGTCGCCAGCGCCAGATTCTGTCGCAAAGCCGGATGCTGGCCGCGCAAGGCGCGCTCCATCTGGTTGAAAGCCTCGATATAACGCTCCTTCCACACCGCCGCCTGCTGGCCGGTGAAGCCCATGCATAGAAACACAAAGCCGTCGCGGGTGATTTCGTACATGGGTGCAGCGATAGGCTTACCGCCGCTCGGATTTTGGCGGAATTCATCAGAGCATTCGAGGTTGCTGACGGCACGTAAAACATCGTTATGCCGCTTGCCGAAGTGGTTGGAGATTTCAAGGGTAGTGACGACCAGGCGGTCGCCGGAGAGGTGCACAAGTTGGTTCATCTTTGATTCCTTACTAGGGAGAACCCACGGTGGCCGTGGGCGGCCAGGTGCTAGTAACCTGTCAAAGGCAGGCGGGCGTATTCGCGGCAAGCCGCTATTTTATTAGCCTCACACCCGGCCATAGATGAACCTATGGACGTAAAAAAACCACAACTTTCGGGCGCGGCATCCGCTTTGACAGTGTTACTAGCACTTGGAGCGGATTGTGCGCGTTATTTGGTACTGATGTCAATATTCGAGCTTGAAACATCAAGCCCATATCGAATTAAATCGCGTTCACCGAGGTTCCGGATTCTGCAACCGCATTCCTTCTCATCGCATGGCAGGTCGAAGTGCTGCCAGAATTGGTCATCGTATCGATAAACCATCAAATCGCTACTTTTGCGCGAACAATTTCCTCTTCCTGCACAAATGAACTGCCAATAAGGCGCACGCTCGACCTGATTCATGCATCGATCCATTCTACGCATGGCATAGGTCGTCATGTTCACTCTAAATACGAACTGCCTGATCGCTTCGCGGTAATCCGGCTGTTGATTCTGCCCAACCCAGCGCCAGCGTTCTGGCAGCAGGTATTTTTCAGCAACCGTCCGCCCCTCACGGTCATCGCCATGAAGAAAAGCTGTAAAAAGCTCCTCCATGAACGCATCGGAAACTGGATCATCCATCGATACTTCGCTCATTACTTGCTTGAATGCCATCTCGAAGATCGGACGATTTTTCTCCGCATCCACTGTTCCAATCATGACCGTCTCCTTTTTTTGGATTTGTCATATTATCAAAACAGACTGCCCTGACTCGTCACCGTCATGTCGGTGCGCTTCAGGATCATCTCGATCGCCCGATCTGAAAGCTTGTACTCCAGCGCCAGCGTGTTGACTGATACTCCATCAAGGTACTTTCTGACGATCTCCTGATCACGCAGGATTCGCAGTGCCTTATCGCACTTGGCGATGTACTCATAGCGCGCACCGCTGTAGCTGCGCCAGCCCAATCGTGTCGACCAACGGGCTGGACTCAGCATTGGCAGCAGCGGGAATGCGGATGGTCGTGCCACCATATGCGCGGATCAAAGCCAACGTATCGGCGTCACCGATCACATCGCGGATAGCGGATATAGTTGGCGGCAGAAGACGCTCATCGATATTGGTCGTGACTGCCTCAATCATGACCGGCCTTTCTGGCGCTTGGCCAGCGCCACCACGATGCCGCGCAGCTCCTGCGGGGTGCACCAGGCCAGTTTGTCGCGGCCATGCATTTGTTTGGCGATGCCTTCGGCATAGGCCCAGCTTAATTTCATATCGGCCAGCAGCGCGCCGATCTTGTCGATGAGTGGCCGTTTGATGCTGGTGACATCCGGCTTGCTGGGTGTCTTGAAGCCACGCGCCTTGAGGTGATCGAGCACAGCCTGGCGGCCAGCATGATCGAGATCCGCAGCCGACCGAACGCGCGCCACCGTCCACAGCATCGAGCGATAAGTGTCGTCATCGAGACCGAGCTGTTGCTTGGCGATGTGGATCTTCGCCAGTTCCGGGTTGCGGGTGTTTGTTCGTTTCGTTGTCATCGTTAAACCATCCTCCACAGCGCACCGAGTTAACGATGCGCTGCAGGCGATGAATTAAGCCACCGCATCCTTCAGCGCTTTGGATGCGCTGAACTTCGGCACACGACGCGCGGCGATCTCGATCTCTTCGCCGGTCTGCGGGTTGCGGCCGGTGCGGGCTGCGCGGTCAGCGACCGATAGCTTGCCGATACCAGGCAAGGCGACCTCATTGCCTTTTTTCAGCTCCGCTGTGGTCACGTCGGTCAGTGTCTTCAATACGGCAGTCACCACCGTTTTTGATACGCCGGCGTCATAGTGACGCATGGCCTGGTTGGATACCGCTTCAATCAGTTCTGCTTGATTCATGGTCTTTCCTTTCATTCGGTTAAGTAAGTTGGCGGCGCCTGTTGGAAAAGTTGGGAAAACAACATCGCCGCCTGCCGTGGTTATTTCGGACACTCACGGCTTGTCCATCGGTACACCTGTCAGTCTTCAGCCTTGCCGAAGACCCTTTTCTCGATCCGCCCCAGCACGATGTTCTGTGCTATTGAGCCGAACTTGATGCCTTTCTCCTGCAGATCTCGCATGTAGTTGATCTCCCACCTGGTGACCTTGTGTTCCGGGTTTTCGGAGACATGGTTCTGAATGCGCTTGATGCGTTGCTGCATGGTGAGCAGGATCTTGTAGGTCATGACATCCGGCCTACTTGGCCTCGAATTCCTTGCAATAGCAGTTCACGCGCGTGGCGAAATCGCCTTTCGCGCACTTAATGCTTTCGCTCTTGTGCTCCCGATGGGCGCAGCAACCGCACTTCTCGCCGGCAATATGGCCGGGCTTGAGCACCCCTTCAGATACCAGGCGCTTGCGCTCGCTGTTGTTGATCCAACCCATGCGAGCGCGTTTTTGCTCGGTAAAGGTGCCGTATTGGTCTGCCTTCATATAATCACCGTGTCCCCTTCATTGTTTTCATCGCTATTGACCCCGCGAGTCGTCATTCCTGCCTTTTCTCGCAACCATTCGATCCCAGCCTGAACGGCACTTTGCTCTGAATCGTGGTAACCAACAGGAGATAGCTTGATTATTTCTCCATCGACGATCACATATGCAGAATAGGCAGGCTCAAGCTTCTCTGGATCGATATCCAGCTTGGCCAACACGCCATGAGATAAAAGATAATCAGCGCGCTGCTGCAGCGTCATATCGCTATAAGGGATGCTGCTCATGCCGCATCCAGCTCCTGCTCGAACGGCTCGATCACAAAGTCCTCAACGCCGCTGACAATGGTGATGCCGGCCACGCCGTTGACGACTTTCGGTTCGTTGAGGATGGCTTCCTTGTTGACTTCCTCCTTGGTGCGGACGAACATGCCGAGGCCCAAGCGTTTGAGGGTATCGATCACAGCATCGGCACCGGTGATGCGCACCGATGGCGGGCGCTGGCGCCAGAGCACGTTGCCGGTGACCAGGTTGGCAAACTTGACTTTGCCGCCACTGGTCAGCTCGTCGCGGTGCGCTTCGCAGTAAGCCTGCACGCCTTTTTGCAGCTGCTCGATCTGCTCTTGCAGCGGGCTGAGTTTGCTCTTATATTCATCGGTGATCTCGGCGATGAGGTCGTTCATCTTTGCCTGGTCGCGCAGCAGCGCACGCTGCAGATCGCCGATCTGGCGGATCATGCTTGCGGCTTCTTCCTTGCTCTGCGCGACGACGACTTGCGCCACGGATTTCAGTTTTTTGGGTTTTGGCATTGTGGATTCCTTTCGTTAGGTTTTCAGGTGTCAGGTTTTAAGATGTAATTGGCCGACCAAGTCGGCCAGCGGGATTTTCGAGAGCTTGCTGGCCAGCTTGAGACTGTGCAGCGCGCGCTCCTTGAGGAAGTCGATGGTGGACTCCAGCTCTTCGGTGGATCTCGCCACGTAGTAGCCGGTGGCCGGGTGGCCGCAGATGGCGATGCCATTCTCACGGCACTCTGTCACCAGGTGGCGCACGCGGCGCTCGGGGATGTGCAGCATGTAGCCGAGATCGGCAGCGCTGACGCCTTTATCCGCGCCGCAGTGCTGGCTCATGATGGCCATCAGGTCGTGTTTGGTGGTTCGCATATCAGCCTCCCATCCTGTGTGTTAAAACGCGGTAGCCTTGGTGCTCTTGCACTTTGAGCATGCATTGCTCGATCTCCGGCGGGCGCTTGGTAATGCCCAGCGCACTGGCACGCTGGTGCACAGAGCTGATCGAGCAGGTCCAGTTCAGCTTTGCCATCAGTTCGCTAGTGCGCATGACGGGGTACAGTTCACGCAGCTGCTTGTCGCGGGTCGGGTTCCAGAAGCCTTGCCGCTGAAGACCAATCTTGCGACGCAGGCCGAGCCGGTTAGCCCTGCCCGTGATCGCCTTGACGTCGATATCCCAACCCGCACTGCGCTTGATGTCTTCTACCGGTGTGGTCTCGTATTGCGCACGCAGGATCGCATCCATCTCGGGTGTCCAGACTCGGCGGCTCATGGGTTAGTCTCCAAACCATCACAGCTGTCATTGATCGGGCAGGCCATCGCAGTCAGTTCACTTGTTGGCATCAGCATCAAGTCCTGCGGCGGCTGGTCGGCCAACCATTGGGCAAGACTGAAGATGGCGATAAACGCCAGTGCGTAGAGCACGTCGAGCAGCTTACGCATGGCTCACCTCCGTGAACTGTGCAGGCACTTCCGGCATCAAGGTCCAATGGGTGATTTCTTCCGGGTTATGAACCACCCGGCCTGTCGACCAAACCCAGACGCCATCGCGATTGATAAATGCCTCAGACCAGAACGGCGGCATGCCATCATCCGGCTGCCAGATGACCAAACAATCGACAAGAGGCTCCGGCATTGCCTCATCCACGGCAAAGACCTGGAGGTGATAATCTACGCAGTCCATTACGCATCCCCCATGTGTCTGACAACAACGCTGAAGTGCTGCTGTTTGATTGAAAGCGCCCGTAAAACCATGATCGACGCATCAATGCCTGATCTGGCGATGGCTTCAACTTCACGAATCAATGTATCGTTGCCGCTCGGTGTTCTCACCTTGACCACGTAACGATGCATTCCAGTGGATCTACTCATGATGATCTTCTCCTGAGTTATGCGGGCAGCTCTGGCAGGCTTTCCAATGACGCATGGCGCGCGGGCTGCTGGTTGGCACTTCTGCCGAGTGATGCTGGCGGCATTCGTTGTTGCTGATCTCTTCGTTCAGATGCGGGCATTGGACGCGGCCGTAGGTGTCCATCACCAGGGCGGCGATCTTGTCTGTCTTGGCCGGGTATTTGCCGTTGTAGATCAAGCTGACTGTGGTACGTGAAACGTCGATGGTGTCGGCGACTTTTTGGCAACTGCTGGATTCCACGGCGGCCTTGAATAAATCAAACCACATGGCGCACCTCCTTGGTCTTAGCAAGGGCGGGCAAGACCTTTACGGTCTCTGTGTTCGGGTCGTAGACCTCGCCAGCCGCCACGCGCCAGACTGGCGCCAGCGGGCCGGTGTCTTTGTCTTCCGGCAGCCAGTAGCGGATATGCCCGTTGCTGGTCAGCGCCACGCC